ACACAATTACAAACAGAAGAAGATATAAAACTATCTCTTACAGGATTGTTCTTCAGAATTAATGACAAAATCCAAAGAGTAAAGACCTTGTTGATTGGTGGAAGAGTTAATGCCGTAGAGGGTGAACCATTAGAAGATGCCTTTTTGGATATGTCCAACTATGGTATAATGGCAACAATCGTAAAAAATGGAAAGTGGGGTAAATGATGGAAAGACATTGGGGAGAAAGAAAAGAATCAGCTAATACGACAAATGGTGACAATAACGAAAAACATATATCAGTACAGGATAATAAGATTTATTTTTATTCTGGCGTAAATAGAAACTCTTGTGTTGAGTTAAATAAAAAAATTGGAGAAATGGAAAGTAAAAGCTTGACTTTATCAAAAACTCTTGGTATATTACCACCACCGATAAAGTTATTTATCAATTCAGGTGGGGGTTCAATCGTAACTGGTATCGCATCTATGGATACGATAATAAGAACAGAAGTTCCAGTTCACACTTACGTTGATGGATTTTCTGCTAGTTCTGCTACTTTTTTAACTGTTGTTGGTGATAAAAGATTTATGAGTAGAAATTCTTATATGTTGATTCATCAGTTAAGTAGTAACTTTTGGGGAACATATTCTAACTTTGAGGATGAGAAAAAAAACTTAGATTTAATGATGAAAACAATAAAAGACGTTTATAAACAATACACTAAACTACCAATGAAAAAACTTGATGAAATATTAAAACGTGATTTATTGTGGGATGCTCAGACTTGTTTGGATTATGGTATGATTGACGAGATAGTATAATGGGACACGTATCACATAGTCAGTTTGTAAGTTATAACGAATGTAACCTTAAATGGAAACTTCGTTATATAGATAAGTTAGGAACATTTACAGGTAATATTCATACATTGTTCGGATCAGCTTGCCACACCGTCATACAAGAATATCTCACGGTTATGTATGGCACTTCTATTATAGCTGCTGATAAACTTAATATGGAGTCTCGATTAAAAGAAGAGATGATGAGTGAGTTTACAAAGATAAAAGAAAACCAAGAAACCTTACCTTGTAGTCAAGATGATATGATTGAGTTTTACCAAGATGGTTTGGCTATACTTGATCACTTTAGAAAACATCGTGGTAAGTATTTTATGAAAAAGAACTACGAGTTAGTTGGTATTGAGTTGCCTATAACTATGGAACTACAAGAGAACGTAGAGTTAAAAAGTTTTCTTGATGTAGTGATACGAAATAAGATATCAGGTAGAATAACCATCATTGATTTAAAAACATCAACTAGAAGTTGGACAAATTATCATAAGAAGAACTTTTACAAGAAAGCTCAATTATTAATATATAAACAATTCTATTCAGAGAAATTCAATGTACCGTTGGATAAGATAACAGTAGAGTTCTTGATATTAAAAAGAAAGATAGCAAAACAAAGTGATTTTCCAATCAGTAGGTTACAGAGGTTTGAACCGTCTAATGGTAAAGTTAGTGTCAATAAGACCATGAAAGCATTCACAGAATTTCGTGAAGCTATCTATGATGAAGAAGGAAACCACAAAATAGACAGAGATTATAATGCTTCTCCTGGTAGTGCTTGTAAGTTCTGTGAGTTTGTAAAAACGGAGCATTGTAAATGGGGAAAGATACTTTAAGAGTAGGGATAGTCGGTAGTAGAAAATATGAAAACCGAAGAAAGATTAAGGAATTTATATTTAAATTAAAAACCGAGAAAGGACCAGATACTATTATAGTTAGTGGTGGGTGTAAAACAGGCGCTGATTATTACGCTAAAAAATATGCTTTAGAATTGGGAATGCAGTATCAAGAGTTTCCACCACAACATGAAAATTGGAATTTATATTGCCCAAAGAATCAAAAGGATTATGGTAGACCATATAGTGTGAAAAACTTTTTTGCTCGTAATAAAATAATTGCTATCTATTCAGAATATGTCGTGGCATTCATACCAAGAGGAGTTGAATCAAAGGGTTCTATGTCTACGATAAATTATGCTAATAAATTTGGAAAAAAAACACTCGTTATCGATTGAAGTTTTATATTTATGTATATACAAAAGTGGTAAGGTTATGAAGCATGAAACAAAATTAACATCCGTTAAAATAATAAAAACACTATACGAGCAATTCAAATTTAAAACTGTCAATTCTTCAATGAATTTACAGAAATTAGTTAATAGATCAGTCCATCAATATTTGAACAACGTAATTATTAAAGAACAAATAGAAAACTATGATAAACTATATGCTAGTGGGAGTCGATTTTAATGAATTATCGAGAAGATTTAATTAAAGTTAGTGAGTTGTATTTTAGAGCTCAAATTGAAAAACATAAAATCAATGTGGAAAATTTACTTGAAAATCAAGTAGGGGTAGCAGAACATCCAGATATAGTAGAGACTATTGAAAAGGAATTAGAAGTTATCGCTAACTATGATGAAAAATTAAATGTATTGCAAAAATACTTTAAAGGTAATACAGGATCTAAAGAGGTTTTAAATGGCTAAAAAGAAAATTCTATTAATGTCCGATGATTTACGGATGCATAGTGGTGTCGCTACCGTGTCTAAAGATATAGTTATGGAAACACTAAATGAATATGATTGGGTTCAAATGGGTGGAGCAATCAAACATCCTGAGTCAGGTAAGATTGTTGATATGTCTGAAGGTCTTGACGAGTTTGGGATTAAAGATGGGTATTTGAAAATTTATCCCGTTGATGGTTATGGAAATGAAGATTTATTACGAGAAGTACTTGCAGTAGAGAAACCCGATGCTATTCTTCACTATACGGATCCACGTTTTTGGATTTGGTTCTATAATATGGAAGCTGAAATAAGACGTAATATTCCAATTTTCTATTATAACATTTGGGATGATTTACCAGATCCACAATACAATACAAATTATTACAAAAGTAGTGATTTATTAATGGGGATATCAAAACAAACTTATGGTATTAATAATCGTTTATTACCTGAATATGAGGATTGGCAAACTACATTTGTACCACACGGTATATCGCCACGGAGATTTTACAAAGTTCAAGATGATGATGTCAAATTAATGGATTTTGATGAAAAGTTTGGCATATTGGATAAGAAATATAAAATACTCTACAGCAATAGAAATATTCGTAGGAAACAACCAAATGATGTATTATTGGCTTATAAATACTTTATGGATGGATTAACTCCAGAACAACGAGATGAATGTGTATTGATATTTCATTGTGCTCCAGTAGATGATAATGGAACTGATTTACCAAGAGTTCATAAGCATTTGTGTCCCGATTATGATATATGTTTTACTTATGATAAAAGTGGACCATTTAGTGACGAAGCGATGAATTTATTATTTAATACATCTGATGTTTATGTTAATTTAGCATCCAATGAAGGATTTGGATTAGGTAGTGCCGAAGCCCTTACGGTAGGGACACCAATTATCGTTAATGTAACGGGTGGACTACAAGACCAATGTGGATTCAGAGATGATGATGGGGAGTTATTAACTGCTGAAGATTATATTGAACTCGGTACTAACCATAGAGGTAAATACAAGACTCATGGTGAGTGGGTAAAGCCAGTTTATCCAGCTTCAATATCACTACAGGGTTCACCGATGACACCTTATATTTGGGATGATAGATGTAATCCTGAAGATGCTGCTGTAAGTCTACGTGAATTTTATGATTTAGATAGGAAAGAAAGAAAACGACTTGGTAACTTGGGTGCTGAGTTCTGTAAAGAAAATCAAATGACAAGTCAAGAGATGGGTAAGAACTTTATCAATTCAATGAACGGTGCTTTTGATAATTGGAAACCTAAAAAACGTTACACGATGGGGAAAGTATGAAGAAATTTGTTTTAATGATTGCACCATTCAATACTCGTAGTGGTTATGGAGATCACGCAAGGTCAATATTTTATTCCATAATGGATAGAGATGATTTAGATATTAAATGTATTGATGTCAAATGGGGTAGTACTCCAAGAAATCATTTAAATCCTGAAGTTCCACGGCATAAAAAACTCTTGGGTACGTTCATTGATGGGAATAACATTAAAGAACAACCTGACGTATTGATTGATATTAGAATACCAAATGAATTCTCAAATGGGGCAAAATTCAATATTGGAATCACGGCTGGAGTTGAAACTGATATAGTTTCTCCTGAGTTTTTGGCTGGTATGAATAAAATGGACTTGAATATAGTACCATCTAATTTTACAGCACAAACATTTCAAAAATGTAATTACGATAAGATGGAAGAGAAACCTGATGGTTCAAAACAAAAAGTAGCTCAAATTAAGTTAGAGAAACCAATTGAAGTATTGTTTGAGGGCGTTGATACATCCGTATATTATCCAATGGATAGGCATGAACTAAAATCAGAATTTACAGACGAATTAAATGACTTAATTAAAGAAGATATGGCTTATCTTCATGTAGGTCAATGGGGTAAAGGTAAGTATGGAGAAGATAGGAAAAATATACCATTGATGATTAAATGTTTCTTACAGGCATTTGCAAATAAACCCAAATCACCTGCATTAGTATTGAAAACAAGTGGTGCTAATTTTTCTGTTTTGGATAAAGCTGAACTTGTTAAAAATATTAATCAAATTAAAGATGAATTTTCACAAATAGATAACGTACCAAATATTTATTTAATACATGGTGATTTGACTATTGAAGAGATGTCTTTATTATATAATAACCCTAAGATAAAAGCCTTTTTAACTTGTACACATGGAGAGGGTTATGGTAGACCAATGGCTGAGGCAACTTGTTGCGATTTACCAGTCATCGCTTCTAATTGGAGTGGTCATTTGGATTTCCTAAGTGATTCAGAATCATTACTGATTAATGGTAGTTTAACTGAAGTTCCAGACTCTATGATATGGGAGCCAATTATTGTTAAACCATCAAAGTGGTTTAGTGTCAATGAAGCTGATGTAGTTAGAAAATTGAGAATGTTTTATAAAAAACAAGGATTAATAACCAAGAAGGCAAAACGATTAGGTAAGAAAAATAGACGAGAATTTTCATTAAAGGCTATGGCAAATAAATTTAATAAAACACTTGATAATGTTTTAACTCACATACCACAACCAGTTAGTTTGAAATTACCTAAGTTGAAAAAGATAGGTAATGACACACCAAGTCAACCAGCAAAGATAAAACTACCTAAATTAAAGAAGATAACGTGATGAATCCCATGACTTTGCGGGTAACTTGCCCCTGTTGTTTGTTAGATGATATTGATATTGATGATTCGTTAGTATTGCTTGGTGATGATGAACAGAATATGCAATGTTTACATTGTGGTTTTGCTTCAAATAGAGCAATGAAATCACATATTGATAATAATCCATTTCCACAAGAGTTTAAAGACGTATGTAGGAATTTAAGTGATAGGTGGTGGGCACCATCGGTTTTTACAACTGAAAATTACATGGTAGTTCCGTTGGTGGAAAAGAAAGTATTGAAGTGGAGATTATTTGCTCAAACTGATCCAGAAACCGAAGTCTTAGTTCCGCATTTTAGTGATGCGTACAAAATGGTAGAAAAATTGGAGAAAACACTTGGCGACCAGATACAACAATCGTAAGATAATTCTATCAGAACAAACATTACCTATTGGTAAGATATTACCTGGTATGATTGTGACGTTTAATTATTCGGAATCAGGTGTTAAGGATCCAAGACCTGTTTTATTATTCTTACATCGTGATAAAGAAACTAACTTACTAGAGGGTTTGAATATTAATTATATTAATGCAAGTAAGGTGAAAAAACTATTTAAAGTTATTGATATGAAAAAAACTGAAGTGGATGAAAGGGAAAATCTAATATCATTAAAGGAAGAGTATTTTAGGATACAAATAGCTAACCCAAAGAAACGTTCTGCTATGACTACCAAAAGATTTTATTCAGATATCGTTAGTGCTGATAATGTATTTAAACAAGCATATCGTAGTTACAAAACAACTAAGTTGACAGCACTAAAGGTTACGAATATTAAATTAAACATGGTTGGCATTAGTGAAGATTAGTTATTCCATATTAACTCATAACGAAACGAATTCATTAGAGAAGTTACTAAAGTTCTTAATCAAGTGGAAACAACCTGAAGATGAGATTGTAATACTTGATGATTATTCTGATGATAAAAAAACAAAACAATTATTAGATTTCTATGTATCTGCACACGATATAGTATTTGAACAACGAAATCTATTGGGTGATTTTGCTTCACAGAAGAATCATCTAAAAGGTATGTGTAGTGGAGATTATAGTTTTAACCTTGATGCTGATGAGATGATAAGTCTTTGGTTGATAAAAAACATACATAGTATTGTTGAAGAGAACGAAATTGATTTAATTTACTTACCAAGAATAAATACAGTAGATGGTTTAACTGAACAACATGCTAAATATTGGCATTGGAATGTTAATGATGATGGTTGGGTTAATTTTCCTGATTGGCAAGGTCGAGTATTTCGTAATAGACCAAATATAAAATGGGAAAAACCTGTACATGAGATGTTGATTGGGTTTCAGACGTATTCACACTTACCTACGGAAAAACCCTTTTGTATATTACATCATAAGACGATTGAAAAACAAGAACAGCAAAATGAAAAATATGCGGGGATTATAAGATGATATGAAAAATGTTGTAATATTTCAAGATTTTGTTAATGATATTACCTATGGTCATCAATGGCAACAAGAAGAGTTATTTAAATACTTTCGGGCTCAAGTAGATAACAGTTTAAATTTAGGTTGGGCTCCTGAAGATATCGTTATATGTACAAATTTAGGATTTGAATATAAAGGTGTTTCAATAATTAGATTGGAACATGAATGTAGATTTAATAAGTATTTTAATAAACAATATGGAATCTGGGAATTATTAGATAAAAAATTAATTGATGAGCCATTTTGGTTTCATGACTTTGATGATTGGCCTTTACAAAAATTTGAATTCCCAACATTTGATGGTGATATAGGAATGGGTAAATATATCAACGGAGAACAATGGAATACAGGTTCTATATTTGTAAAACCTAGTAGTGTTGATATATGGGCATTGATTATAGAATTCATGAAAGAAAATAAAAATCATCCTGCAGTAGATAATAAAGGCGATGAGAACATAGTAAACATGGTACATAATTTATATCCAGATATTCAACATAGATTTACATTACTAAATAATCAATATAATGTAGGTTGTACCCAATTTGATATGAGATATAATTCGGCTACCAAACCAATATATGTCGGAGCATTTAAACCAGATCATAAGGAAATAAGTTATTTTCAAGAAAAGGGATTGATATCAGATAGTTTAATGGAAGTGTTCGAGAGATATGAATTGTTGAGTCATAATGAAAATTAGAGAAAATAAATGAAAATATTAATTACAGGTGTAGCTGGTTTGTTAGGTTCAAGGCTGGCTGATTGGATAATAGAAAATACAGATCATAAAGTTATTGGAATAGATGATTTAAGTGGGGGGTATATTAATAATGTTCATAAAGATGTGGGTTTTTATAAATTTGATTTGGTAGAGGGGGATCAATTAAATCATGTTTTTGAAAGGGAAATGCCTGATATAGTTTATCATTTTGCCGCTTATGCCGCGGAAGGATTAAGTCCTTTTATGCGAACTTTTAATTATAAAAATAATTTGATTTCCACGGCTAAGATAATAAATTGTTGTATTAATTATGAAATAAAGAGGTTAATATTTACTTCCACTATGGCGGTGTATGGGCACGGCAACCCACCCTTTGATGAAGAAGATGTACCTACTCCCATTGACCCGTATGGTATAGCAAAGTATGCTTGTGAGATGGACATTCAAGTAGCGGGCGAACAACATGGTTTAGATTGGTGTATAATTAGACCACATAATGTTTATGGTATTAAACAAAATATTTGGGATAAATATAGAAATGTTTTGGGTATTTGGATGTGTCAGTATATGAATGGAGAACCAATGTCAATTTTTGGTGATGGTGAACAAAAAAGAGCATTCAGTTTTATTGATGATACCCTTGAACCTTTATGGAAATCTGGGATTCAAGAAAATTGTTCAAAACAAATTATTAATTTAGGTGGAATGGAATTTTATACTATCAATGAAGCAAATAAAATTTTACGAGATGTCATAGGAAATGGCAAAAAGGTTCATAAAGAACCAAGACATGAAGTTAAAAATGCACATCCAACATGGCAGAAATCAGTAGAGTTATTAGAATATGAAGATGTAACATTATTATATGATGGATTAAAACAAATGTGGGATTGGGCTCAAAGCCAACCTAATAATACAAGAAAATTTTGGGAAAGTTATGAAGTAGAAAAAGGTATTTATGAATTTTGGAAAAAATAATTAAATGAAAACACTAGCAGTTATATATAATCATAATCTTCCTGGGATGACAGATAATTTGTGGGAAGCTTTAAAACCACATGAAAGGGATGACTATGATTTGATTCTTATTGATAATGGTTCTACTGATGATGGTAAGTCTAAATATACAACACACGAAACAGGACAGAATACATACTTCGGTGGTGCACTCAATATAGCTTTAGATTTCTTTACGATGTCGGGCACTTACGATAGTTTATTATCATTAAATAATGACCTTGTACTTCAAGGTGATAATTTTATAAACACTCTTAGACAGGAGATGTTTAATGGTGATTATAAAATAATATCGCCGTGTGTATTGCAGGTTGAAAAACAATGTAAGTGGAAATACATGCATTGTTGGAACGCAGATAGTACACGAGATGTCAAGTGGGTGGATTTTCAAGCACCACTTATGCACAAAGATTTTATAAATCATATTAAACAATTTCCTGATGAGTTAATTTACGGATGGGGACAAGATGCTTTATCTGGTATTATTTGTGAGAAAAAAGGTTGGAAAGTTGGTGTTGTCGATAGATGTCCTGTGATACATCATTCTGCTCATACATATAAGAGTGGTAAGAGTGATTTAGATTTACAAACTTATTGTCAAAATGCTGAAAGAGGTATGTTTGGTTATATGGAGTCGATGGGATTGATGGACAAGTTTATGGAATTTAGAAAGTTATCGGCTGAGTATAGATATGAGTAAAAATATTGTAGTTATAACTTCAATGCCTGGTGCGGTAGATATTTCATATCAACAATATTGTTTTAATACTTGGGAATGGTGGTGTAAGAAAAATAATGTAGAATTATTTATTTTAGATAAACCATTATCAGATACTAGTTTTATGAAACCCACATGGCAGAGATGGTATGTTTTTGATATACTTGAGGCTAATGGTATAAATTGCGATAAGGTAGCAGCAATTGATGTGGATACTATGGTTAGGTGGGATTGTCCAAACTTTTTTGATTTAACAGAAGATAAGTTTTCGGTTGTTATGGATCAAGATAATATAGGTTGGGTAAAACAAAGTTTGGATGGTTATAAAAAGTTTTTTAAAGATATTGAAATACATTGGTTAGATTATTTTAATACTGGGTTTGTAGTTATGTCAAAAAGACATAGAAAAATATGTAATAGAATTATAGATTTTTGGGATAAAAATAATGAACAACTTATTCATTTACAAAATACAATCTCAAAAGGAACAGATCAAACACCAGTTAATTATATAGTGAAGGGTTCAGAATTTGATGTTAAATATTTACCAAAGACATTTAATTTAACACATTTTGATAGAAAAGAAATATTGAATGATTTAGTATTTATTGATTGTGGTTATGTTTGGCATTTTAATGGTTTTGATAAGAGTTGGAGACATCCTTTAATGCAGCAAACTTGGGATAAAATAAAGGGTAACTATGAAAACTAAATTTGCAATAGGTTGTTTAGTTCAATGGTACGAGATAGAAATCGTAGGAGAATATATTGAAAGTTTAAAACAATCTTTAAAACACCTGGATAATAGTGAAATAATTGTTGATTTTACATTTAATGTGAATCAGATGCTAGAAAAGGTGGATGAATCTATTATTACATTAGATGAACTAACCGAAAAATTCAGAGTTATGGCTAATACTTTATATGATCATTCATTTGACTGCACAGTTCATTGGAGAATTAATGATGATTTTATAACGATAGCTGATTATCGTAGATGGTTTCTTGATGAGTATTGTACAAAGGTTGATGTATTGATACAAGGTGAAACTGATGCTTTAATACCTAAACAAACATTTACAGTATTAGATATGTTACATCAACAAGTTAAGAATACTACACCTAAATATTTAGCAACTTTTGGTATAAATAAAATGTGGGATGATTCTTGGAAACCATTGGAACATGTTGATTTTACGGATAAACCATTTATTCACGATGATGAAGATAATTGGTGGAGTATTAGGTATACAATGAATATTGATGAGATGAATAAATTTAATGATGAAGTAGAAGATTTGGACATTGTTAATATAAAACCACATAAATTTAATGGTTGTGGATTTGTGATAAGTTCAGATGCTGTTAAGTCTGGAGTAAATATACCAAGAGGTACATTTTTTATTGATGATACTGCTTTAGGTCATATGGCTCAAAAAGTTTTACCCGATATACCACAATATCATTTTAGGAATATTTTAATTGTACATAATAGAAAACATCCTAAAAAAAGATCTTGGATATTAGGTGAAAATGATGTAAATTATATAGATGATAAACGAAAGTCAACTGATTGGTATACGATAGCAAATGAATTTTGTAAGATAAATGATGCTAATATATTTAATCCCAATTTTAAATTTTATACTTGGGATGATGTTTGGGAAAAAATAAAAGGTACAAAATGAAATCATTAAAAGAAATTTATCAAAATTATAAACAATCTGGTAATGTTGGACATGGGGATAAGGGTACAATACATAGCTATATTGAAAAGTACGAAATGTTGTTTTCTAAATTTAGAAATAAACCAATTAACATATTAGAAATTGGTATAGCCTATGGTGAATCATTGAGTATGTGGCAAGAATATTTTTCTTCAGATTCTTGTATATATGGAATAGATAATCAAGATAGAGAATTTCAGAAAAATCGCCTAACTGATAATATGATTGTTATGTTTGGTGATGCTACTAAACCAGATATACTAAAATATTTGTCTATGTTGGAAAATCCAACATTTGATATAATAATTGATGATGCTTCTCATTGGTATCAAGATCAAACAGCAACCTTTAATATATTTAAGTCAAAAATGAATCCAGGTGGAATATATGTTATTGAAGATGTTGGGCACATAAGTGAAGAAGGTGTTAGGGAACACTTTGAATCATTGGATAATTTCGATGAAATTTTTATAGGTGATAATATTCAGACAAAAGCAGATGATGTATTGGCTGTATATAGATTTTAATTAATTATAGGTAATAGAATTATGAAAAGAGCATTAATAACAGGTATAAATGGGATGGACGGTAGTCACTTAGCTGATTTACTTTTAAGTAAAGGTTATAAAGTATATGGTATGGAAAGGCGTTCTTCATCTAAAAATAGAATAAATACATATCATCTTGAAGGTAAGATAAATTTTATCAATGGAGACTTGTCAGATCAAAATTCATTGTTAAGGTGTTTGAGGGAGTCCGATCCAGATGAAATTTATAACTTAGCATCTCAATCATTTGTTGGTGAGAGTTGGAATACACCAGAACAAACAAGTGATGTTACAGGTCTTGGTGTGCTTAGAATGTTAGAAGCTATAAGAGAGTATGGAAAACCAATTAAGTTTTACCAAGCTTCTACATCAGAAATGTTTGGTAAGATGGAGAAGTTTGCAAATGAAAATACACCATTTTATCCAAGAAGCCCTTATGGGGTTGCCAAACTTTATGGCCATTGGATTACTACAAATTATCGTGAATCTTATGATATGTTTAATGTTTGCGGAATATTGTTTAATCATGAATCAGAACGTAGGGGGATAGAATTTGTAACTCGAAAGATTACAGATGGGGTTGCTAGAATACAGTTGGGATTACAAGATAAGGTTGTGTTGGGTAATTTGGATACTAAAAGAGATTGGGGATATTCTCCAGATTATGTTGAATCAATGTGGTTAATGATGCAACAGGATAAACCAGACGATTATGTTGTTGCGACTGGAAAAACACATTCTCTTGGGGAATTTTTAGATTGTTCATTTAAAAATATTGGTATAACGGATTGGAGTAAATATGTTGGACAGGATCCAAGATATATGAGACCAGCGGATGTATTTTACTTGGCTGGAGATGCTACAAAGGCTAAAGATGTGTTGGGGTGGCAACCAAAAACAACTTTCGAAGAGTTAGTTAGTAAAATGGTTAGTAGTGATATAACTCGTTTATCGGAATAAGAAATGAGCTTACGAGTTTTTTATAGAATATCTGATGCTGGTTATAATAAAGTTAAACCTGATTATGTTAATAATGAAAATTGTTTAAAAAATTGTGTTAAACATTTTGGGAAGGATATTGATATAATCGCTGATAATGTTTCCGATGATACATTTGAAATGGTAAAAAAATATGTTCCAATTAGTAAAATTCAGAGAACTAATATTAAGGGTGGTAACGCGGGTAGTTTTACATTACTATTTGAGCAAGCACTTTTACTTGAAGATGAAACGATTGTTTATTTTTTAGAAGATGATTATCTACATAGGGGAAATTCAGCAAAGATTTTACTTGAGGGGTTTGAGTTGGAAAGTGATTATGTAACATTATATGACCATCCAGATAAATATATTCTAGCAGAAGATGGTGGGAATAAATTTAATATAGGAGGTCCCGAAGAGACAAGAGTTTATTGTAGTAAATCAACTCATTGGAAAATAACAAATAGTACAACGCTTACTTTTGCGTCTAAAGTAAAAACTTTAAAAGAAGATGCATCTATAATTCGCGAATATACATCTGGATTTCATCCCGAAACACATGAAGAGACTGGTAAGGCTTATGATCATTCTATGTGGGTGTATGGGTTGACTGGAAAGGGTAGAAAATTGATTAGTCCTATACCTGGTTATTCTACACATGGGGAGATTCCTTGGTTATCAAATTTTATAAATTGGGAGAATGAATAAGATGTCAAAAATAGTCATAACAGGTGGTTTGGGTTATATTGGTACACAATTATCTAAACTATACATAGAAGAAAATTTACAACATGAAGTACATATTGTAGATCGTAAATTTTTACCCGAAAGAGTAAAAGAGTTAAAATCTTGGGGATTTAAATACCACCAATCAGATTTATTAGATAAGAAATTTTTTAAAGGTTTATTAAAAGATGCGGATGTAGTATATCATCTCGGTGGAGTTACTGATGTTGCTTATGTAAAGGCCGAATCCAATGATAAACAAGATAGAGAAATTCGTGAGGTTGGGGTTACCGGAACAAGTAATGTAATCGAGTCGGTTGGTGAGAATACAAAAGTTATATTTCCATCAACTCATGTTGTTTACGAAGGATTGGACGAAACTCTTTTTGATATACCTGAGGATGAAAAAACTTGTCCAATATTAACTTATTCAAAAGGAAAGGTTCAGTCAGAAATAGATTTAGGAAAATCAGCAGTTAATTATATAGTATTGAGATTAGGTTCTGTTTATGGTTATGGTGGGGATTCTATGAGAATTAATATAATGCCTAATCTATTTTCTAAAATGGCAGCAACTGGTAATCCAATAAAACTATTCGGCGGTGGTGTTCAATGGAAATCACTTGTATCATTGTTTGATGTAGCTCGTTGTATGAAATTTATGGCAGAACGAGATGATATTCAAAGAGAGACATTTCACTTACGAAATGAGAATATGTCAGTTAAACAAGTCGCTGATATTTGTAAAGAGTTTGTTCCTGCTCTTGACTTAACAGAAACCGATGATGAGATTCCTAATCTTGGTTATACTTTATCAAATAGAAAACTACTTGATACTGGATTTGAGTTTAGAAATAATATTCGAGATGATATAAAAGGTATGATTGATGCATGGTCAGATAGTTCAGTTTCAAGAGATGTATTGGAATATAAATTTGCTGGTGGTAAAGAGTTTGTAGATGAACGAGGTCGTATTACTAATTACGAGTTACCTGAACCTATTAATTGGATTGGTTGGATAGAGTCTAAAAAAGGTACGGTAAGAGCTAACCATTGGCATCCAATACAACAACAAAAGTGTATCTTGATTAGTGGTAGATATATTAGTGTGTTTAAAGATTTGAAAACACCTAACGCTCCAATGACTACTCAACTTATGGAACCAGGTGATGTGGTAGTAACTGAACCACAAGTTGCACATACAATGGTATTCCTTGAAGATTCATTGTTTCTAAATCTTGTGAATGGCGAGAGAGAACATGAAAACTTTGGTAAACATACAATACCATATGAGTTAGTGGACGAAAGAATGAGAGTTGAATTACTTAAACATTATAAACCAGAATGTAGGAGTTGTGGTAATTCAAGATTGGAATGTGTTGTATCACTTGGAAATTCACCATTGGCAAATAATTTATTGAATGATGAAAATCAAGAAGATGAATTATATCCATTACAAATGAACTATTGTCCTGAATGTTATAATTGTCAATTATCTCATTCAGTTCCAAGAGAGAAAATGTTTAATGAGTATCTATATGTATCATCTACTGCAGAAACATTTAGAAAACACTTTTCAGATGCCGCTGATTCACTTACAGAACAATTTGGTTTGGAAGAAGGTTCTCTTGTGGTTGATATTGGTAGTAATGATGGGGTGTTTCTAAAACCACTTCAAGAGAAAGGTATAAGTGTATGTGGAGTTGAACCTGCAAAGAACTTATCCTATCTTGCAGAACAAAATGGAGTTCCAACTATCAATGGATATTTTGAAGATGATTCTACTATAAGTCAGATTAAACAAGAGGTAGATTTAGTAACGGCATTTAATGTATTTGCACATTCAGATAATCTCGAACAGATTACCAGAAATGCATTTCAGATAATGAAACCGGATGGTCATTTTGTAATCGAAGTTCAGTATTTGTATGATACATTAAAGGATGTAACTTTTGATAATATTTATCACGAACATTATAACTATTGGAGTGTTTTATCACTTAATAATTTCTTTAAAAATCTTGGATTGCAAATTTTAAATGTAGAAAATGTTGATACTCATGGTGGTTCAATAAGAGTTTATGTGGGTACTCAAGATCATCTCGTTAATTCATCCGTATCTGAATTTATAAAGAAAGAAAGAGAATTTGGATTAGACAAGTTAGAAACTTATAAAGAATTTGCACGAAAAGTAGAGAAGTGTAAAGAAGATTCAATTTCTAAAATTAAAACTCTTAAAGATGGTGGTAAGTCAATAGTAGGTTATGGTTCACCAGCAAAGGCTACAACTGTTTTAAATTATTATGGAATAGATAGTAACTCCATTGATTATATTATAGAAGATAATGAACTAAAACATGGTAAGTTGTTACCTGGAGTAAGAATACCGATTCAAGGTAAAAATGGTGTATTAGATGAGAATCCACCAGATAATATATTGGTATTGGCATGGAACTTCTTTGATTATATCAAAGAAAATAATCAAGAATTAGTAAATAGAGGATGTGAGTTTATAACTTTAAAATGAAAAATAAAAAAATATTAATGATAGGCGGCACAGGCGCTTTAGGTAAAACTTTGATTAAAAGATATTATGATGATAATGAGATAATTGTACTTTCAAGAGATGAGCATAAACATTATCATTTATTAAAAGACTATCCAAATATAAAATCAGTTGTCGGTGATATTAGAGATAAAGCCGCGGTTATGAATGCTTTGTTAAGATTTAATCCTAATGTGGTTATTAATGCAGCTGCTCTAAAACATGTACCTATGTGTGAAGCTAATCCATATGAAAGTGTAAAGACAAATATAGTAGGGCATCAGAATGTTATTGAATGTGTAGGTTCACATAAAACTATAGAGACTTTAATATTTGTATCTACTGATAAAGCTTGCAAACCTATAAATATATATGGTATGTGTAAAGCTATAAGTGAACAATTGTATGTTGGTTATGCGAAGCAACAAAAAGATACCAAAGTTGTATTGGTTAGATATGGTAATGTATTGGAATCAACGGGATCAGTTATTCCATATTTTAAAGATTTGTTGGAAGATGGTGTGGATTATTTGCCCATAACTCATTTTGATATGACTAGATTTTTATTAACGTTAGAACAAGCTACTGATTTAATTGAATGGGCTTATGAGTATGATGATTCGCACGGCAAGATTGCCGTACCAAAAGTCAAATCACTTAAAGTTACAGATATTGCTAATGTTTTGATAGCTAGTTATGAGTTGGATGTAAAGTTAAGAGGAGTTGGAATTAGACCAGGTGAAAAATTACATGAAGAAATGGTTTCTTCCGAGGAATGGATGAGAACAGAAGAACTTGATAACTTTTTTTTGATAGGCAACAAGAATATAAATGTAGAACAGCATTCATATAATTCGTTTGATTATTTAATGGATAGTTCTGACGCCCATAAATTTCTACGAGACAGCGGAGTTATATAAATGAAAGTAGGAATAACAGGCGGAGAAGGTTTCATAGGATATCACACATATACTTATTTTAAGTATGCTACGGATTTTGAACTTATTAAATTAAATAGGGATTTTGCAAATGATAAAAGATTAAAGGAATGTGATTGGGTTATTCATTTAGCAGGTATGAATCGAGGTGATGATACGGAAATATATAATACTAATATTGATTTGACATCCAAATTGTTAAGTAATATTGCAGATAAAACAAAAATAATATTCGCTTCATCTGCTCAGGCTGATAATGAATCTTCATATGGGAAATCTAAAAGAGAATGTGAAAATATGATAATGGATAATTCTCCTAATCATAAAATATTAAGGTTAGTAAATGTATTTGGACCATTCGGTAAACCTAATTATAATTCTTTCATAGCTACATTTTGCTATAAGTTATGTAATGATGAACAACCAACAATTATAACTGATAATGAAGTTGAGCTTGTATTCGTAACTGATGTTGTCAAAGAATTTGAGTCAGTAATTAATAAAGATCTTTATATAAAATCTACAATAAAGATAAAAGTTTCAGAAGTATTGGAAACATTGAGTTCATATAAAAATAATTATCTTACTAGTGGTTCAATAGGAAAGTTAGATAAAGGATTTTATTCAAACTTATTTAATACTTTTAGGTCTTATATGAAATCGGAGGACAGATTAATATCTACTACTCTTCATGAAGATGAGCGAGGAGGCTTAACAGAGCTAGCTTCTGTTAGTATGTCGGAGGGGCTAGTTTTTACTTCTGATACAAATCCTAAATTTAAAAGGGGAGAACATTTTCACACACGAAAATTTGAAAGATTTTGTGTTGTTGGGGGTGAAGCAATTATAAGAATGAGAAAAATTGGGGATGATAAGATAGACGAGTATAAGGTATCGAGTGATGAAATAAAAGTAATAGATATGCCAGTATTTTATACTCATCATATTGAGAATATTGGTAAGGGATTACTTAGAACTGTATTTTGGATCAGCGAGCTTTTGAATGAAGATGACGCGGATACTTATTATGAAAAGGTTGCTAATGTCTAAATTAAAAACTATTGATATATGTGCTGAGTTTGGATATGAAATTGCATGTTCAATTCCTTATGCTTATTGGTTACATGAGCGTGGAGAATTAGGTGGTGTTGTTACTTGTATTGGAATGAAACCATTTTATTATTTTTGTGATAATGTTGAAGAAAAATATAAATTTAGAAGTATGGATAATTTTACAAATGGTGTTCAAAATTTACCTAACGGTTGGATTCATCATAATGCAGTTGCTAACTTTGGAAGAGATTATAATGACTTGACCGATGGTGAAAAAGTAACAGCAAATGGGTGGTTGGATTATTCACAATGGGAGTGTCCACCATTTAAAGAAATTTATTTTGATTCTACATTAGATTTACCGGAAAAATATATTATCATTTCTAATAGATATAATTTAGAGCATGGTGATCCACCAATAGGGCATTTTGATATAGAATCTTTATATAATTTATTTGAATATTTTAAAAACAATGGATATAATGTAGTATACAAAAGACCAAAAAATACAGAGTTTGCTACTGATTCTAACGAACTTTTAGATTTAGACATAACTGCTAATGTTGATGGTTATGGTCTTATGACAGATTATGAATTGGTTAATCATTATGATAATGTATTTTTAATGGACGATTTGATTTCTGAAATAGGAAGAGGATATAACGAAAGTCAATTAAATATATTTGCTAGGTCATCTGGATTTGTATCTATGGGTGGTGGTTCTAGTATATTGTGCAGTAGCTTTGGAAAGCCAGTAGTTATCTATGTAAACACATCTTGTGATATTAGACCAGGTTATTTTGATAAAAATTCTTATTTTAGAAAATTATCTAATGCTCCAATATATCCAGTAGTTGATAAAAAAGATGATATAATCAATAGAGGTTATAGGGATTATAGTGAAGTTTATAAAAATATAAAAGAGGTATTTAAATGCATAAAATAACATCAGTAATACCAACCTTTAATAATTTACCATTTTTAAAACTAACGGTAAAATCCGTTAGACAAAATTGTTATTACAATGATATGCCTATCTTTATCTTTGCTGAGAATTGTACTGATGGTACTAATGAATGGTTAGCGGAGAACGCTGACGAACTTGGAATTGAATACTATATAGAGACTGGTATGGATAGGGACGACCAACGAGGTATAGGTGGCGGTATTGATTTATGTGTCAGTAAAGTGAAAACAGAGTTTGTCAATATATTACATTCAGACTTTTGGGTAGGACCTAATCAAGACATTGAATTATTGAAATTATACGATGATATAGAACCAGGTGAAAGATTGATTGCTTCGTCATTTAGGATACAACCAAATATATTTCCAAATGATCCCGACTATCGACCTGGTACGGTGTTCGTTCCATTTGAACAATTTGGTGAACATGAGGATAATTTTGAACAGAATTATTTTGATGATTGGGCTGCTGAATTTACAAATGATAATGATGTACGAGTTAGGAAAGCCGGTGGAGCTGGATACTTTTGTAGGGTAGAAGACCATATTAATATGGGTGGGAATGATCCAAGATTTGAACCGATGTATTGGGAAGATAAAGATTTATTTATGAGAATGCAAATGGAAGACTATAAGTTCATAATGACAAGTAAATCTCTTATCTGGCATTTCACATCAAGAACATCAAGGTTTCCCGATGGTACAAAGACCTTAGATAATAATAAAAGACCACCACATTTAGTGGAGTGGGAGAGAAGAGCAACACAAAGATTTATCGAGAAGTGGGGTAGATTACCCGAAGAAAATGAAGATAGTTTTGTTGTACCAATAACTAATACAAATAACCCAAATAAAATAGAGTGGCCGTTTAAATGAATGAGAAAGTAATAAGTTTCATACAACCATCAAGAAACAATTTAAAATACCTAAAGTGGGCCTACACATCAATACGGAAGAATTTGGGGTATATACACGAGATATGTATGGCAGATGACGCTTCTACCGAAGAATTTTTGCTAATCAGTTTGAAGAAAATTGGAGTGATTTTTTAAATATTTGATATTTATTATTGAAGTGAATAAACGAATAGGTGAATAAAATGAAAAAGAGAGTATCATATAATATATCTAAAGATTTGTTGGAAAAGTTGGATTCAATATCCAGAAATGAATTACCAAATAAATCTTTATTAGTAGAACAATTATTGGAGAAATGGCTTGAGTCACGTAAATTACAAAAAAAGATGTAATAATTGTAATAAAGAACAATGTTATAAGACTATAATTGGATTAAACATTGCAATTAAAAATGATACATATTGTAAAAGTTGCAGTAATAAAATTACTGCTAATGGTAAACATTTCAAGTCACATTCAGAAAAAACAAAGAAAGTATTAAGAATTAAGGCATTGGAACAATTTAAAAATGGTATGCCGACGAAAACAAGATTAAAAATAAGAGTCGCCACCACTGGTGAAAAAAATCCATTTTTTAGGAAACGACATTCAGAAGAAACAAAATTTCATTGGAGAAAAATTAGAAAGGGTCAATTTGCTGGGGGGAAACACCCCATGTATGGGAAGCATCATTCTGCTAAAACTATTGAAAAGATTAAAGAAAATATGCCAGATATGAGTGGGGATAAAAATCCATCTAAAAGACCGGAAGTTAGGAAAAAACTTAGATTAAAGGCTATTGAACGAATGAATAGGCAGAATGTTGTACCATCATATAACGAAAATTCAATCCCTATTATAGAAAATTATGGGAAAGAAAATGGGTACAATTTTCAACATGCTACAAATGGTGGTGAAGTTCAAGTTATTGGGTATTTCGTAGATGGATATGACAAAGAAAAAAATGTGGTTATAGAATATTACGAGAAATGGCATAAAAGACAAATAGAACGAGATGAACGAAGAAAACAAGAAATAGTTGATTTTCTTAATTGTAAATTTATAATATTAAAAGAAACAAAGGTGGGCTATGATGAATATATCTATAATAACACCCAGTAGAAATAATTTAGTTTATTTAAAGTGGAGTTA